AAACTCACCGCCAGCTGTACCAATAATTAAAGTTCTTGTTGCTGTCATAAAACGAATTGCGTTTACTTGGTTCGATGCAATCGTATAAATGATAGCATCATCATCTGCTACTGTACCATGATAGTTATCATCCATGTTTTCATAATCTCCAGAAACAGAAAAGAATAATGTTTGCGGTTGAGATAAGGTTGCGGCAAATACTAATCGTTGTTCAAAAAAGGTTACGCAAGAAGGATGACCTGTGGTGTCAGAGAAAGATCCTAAAGCAAAGTCAGTAGATGCAGAACCAGAAGATGGAGCAACAACACAAGTTGATACAGCAACTGTTGTAGAAGTTATTGAAGTAATTTTATAATGACCTTCTTTAAAATGTACGAGTCTACCAACATCTGTAGATAACCAACCTTGATCATTATTAACACCTGTTGTAGATGATAAAGTTAAGTTACCAGAACTTCCAACTGATGTATGACCAGCAGTTAATGTCGTAGTAGAAATATTGTGATCCATGAATGGACCATTTTGAAAATCAACTTCAGTAAGTGTCCAGGCAGTATGACCTGTTCTTGATAGCTTTCTTACTGCATGATTAGGATGACAGATATACATGACATCTGCAGATTGAGCATATTTAATATCAAACAGTTCAGCTTCTAAATAAGGAGTAGCAATTTCATATGCTGAACCACCAGATAAGATTTGACCATTGTCTTTGTAGAACCTTATGTATTGGTTTCCAAACTCCAGCATATAAGTTTGAGTAGTTGAAAATTCAAAAGGTATTAATCTTGTTTTCTTAGTGCTATCTTTTACTTCAGATACAAATTGAGTTCCAGGTCGTCTAGCAGCAGAACCATGAGGATAGACAATCATATTCTCTAAGGTCTTACAACCAGAAGAGTATTTGGTTAGATCATTACGACCATCTAGTCGTGGCGATAATTCTCCACCTGTGAAGTTCGTTAATTGCACCGCAACTCGTGCCATATTTAAAACCTTGCGTTAGTCCAAGAACCTGCGTCTATGACATCCGTCATGCCATTATCTTGGATGGTGTTTTGTCCTTCCGTAGCATCTACGAATCTTGCTTCTCTTAATTTCTCTTGAAAAAGATTATACATATTTTGTGCAACAGGATTAGAAGAAGTAATTGCATAAGCAATGTCTGCACCTAATGCTGCTGATAATGTTTCTCTTAAAATTTCATCATATTGGTTTGGATCTTCTATTCGTGCAATGTATAAAACTTTTACAGAAGAAATATTAGAAACAATTTTTCTTCCTTCTATTTTATAATCTGAATCGTAATCTTCTATTCTTAAAACTCGTAAACAATCTGCAGGTAAGGTAAATTGGTAACTGAATCCCCAAGCTGGAGTAGCTGTATCAGATGCGAGCTGTATTCGTTTTTGTAAACAATTCCAAGGGTGAGATCTGAATAAGCTATCTCGTACTTGTGTATATCGTGCATTACATAGTCTTGCATTTTTAGAATCTTCAGTCAATGAAATGATGGTGGATGCACCTAACTGGTTTAAAGCTCCATTACAAATATCTACTACTGATGCCATATTATTCCTTTATACTTTTTTAAAAAAAAAGATAGTGGGGATTGCTCCCCACCATCTATAATACGAATTAACCTTCGTATGCTTGGATCTTAACTACTTTCTCTTCTTCCATTCGGGTTGCACCAAATGCAGCAGAGTAGTAAACTTGAGTAGCATAACCTTTGTCAGCTCTCTCGTCTATTCTAGCAGTCACATCTTTTCCAACAGCTAAAGCAATACCATCGTTTACGAAAGCAAAGCAGTCTCTGATTGAAGAAGCAACAGCTAATCTGTTAGATACAACAAAGTTAAATCCTAAGAACGAATTAATATCGCCAGAAGCAAGAGCTTTGACAACATTGTAATCGCTAGAAGTAACTTCAGTAGTTCCTAATAAATCTGTGATTTGTTTAGGACCTACTACGATGAATCTAGGTAGAGAAGGATCAACATCAGCTAAGTCTAAGATTTCTTTTGCAGTTCTTAGTTTAGCGATTGTCATTCTTCCTGTACCAGCTTCAGATATGATTTGACCTGCAGGTAAAGAAGTTGAAGTACCACCAGCAACACCTGTGTACGCAGTACCAGTTGCAGCAGCGATGATATTGTCATCCATAGCTCTTCCCATTGCATAAGCAGCAGCTTGTGCATAAGAAGAAGTTGGATCAGCCAACATTCTTACTTTATCTAGGTCATCAATTAGATCAGCGAATTCATAATCCACAAGAGTTACTCTTCTTCTTGAGTGAGGAGTATCTGCTTGAGGAGTGTCTGAATGTCTGCTTGATCTTACAGTTGCAGTAACACTTCCTACTTGATCAAAGAAAGCATTTTTTCCAACAACTGATTCAAGGCGTACTTTATCTCTCAATAAAGAACCTTTTTGTTGTGACAACATTTGTATGTTAGAACTATACTGTTCTACAAATGCTGTAGTTATTTGTGTAGACATATTTGTCTCTCCATTTGTTAAAGTTAAATATTAACAACCCACATGGTCATTAATAAAAATAAAACAGAGAGGTTCTCCGCAAAGCAGGCATCTCTTGCATTTAAGGTCTGTTAGACCAGAGTCTATTCCTTCTTGTCAGCAAGGTCTGGTTTAGAGATTGTCTTGCGTTTCTTAGGAGAGTTTTCACTCTCCTTAGAAATCCAATTATAATAATTATCAGCGATTGGCAAGGGGTTAGATTTATGTATTTCTGAACCCGTTTCCAATATCATTCTAATAATTTCTAATCGTAATTGCTTATTATCCATTCATCATTGTTCTTAAAGTTAATACTTGCTGAACTGTTCTTTCATGGTCTGGATGGTTTCTATTCCAATAAGGACCATTTCTATCGTTTACAATAGATCTTATTTCAGCATCCAAATCTCTAGCTTGAGTCATATTTTCTTGGTCTGTACCAATAAATTTATCCTCAGAGATTAGATTAGCAATATTGGCAAATCCTTTAATGACTTCTGGATGATCTCCTAAACGAGTACCATCTTTCATTTGCATATCTAAAATAGCAGGATTCATATTTGCTTTTGCTAAAGCACCTGCCTTTTTAATATTCTCATCAAACGATCTACCCCACTCTTTTCGTAGTTGAGCTTCTGCATCGGCTTGTGCTGTTTCCATATTGATTTGCATTTGCTGTGCAGACTGTTCCATATTATTTTTATAAAATTCTAAAATGCCTTGAGCTTGTTTATTATTTAAACCTAGCTTGTGTGCATTTTCTGCAAAAGATTTAACTGCAGATTCTTCTATAGGAACAGCATCTGATTTCACATCTAATTTATATTTATCAGGAGATTCTGGTCTACCTAACTTAGTATAAATTTCATTCCATTGTTCTTCTGTAGAATTATTCGTAGGTACAGGAATTTTATCTGAACCAATCATAGATACAGCATTGATGTAACTTTTCGCTAACGCATCAATCTCTGTAAACTTTTCTATGTTAGGATTCTTTCTGTACTCTTCACTAATAATTTCTTTCCAAGATTTAGAAGTTTGAGCTGTTGTATTGGTTGTAGAAGATATTAATGTATCTTCTTTAGGTGCTGTTGTTTCTGTAGAAGTTGTGGTTGGTTGTGTTGTCTCTTGTTCTACAGGCGAAGAATTATTCTCCGTTATCTGTTCGTTTGACATTAGTGTTTTCCTTTAGCAGCATTTGTTTAATAAATAGAAGAACGCTGCGTTGTCCTTCCATATATGCACTTTCATGGCTATCTCCTTTTACATTGGTGGTAGCATGATAATGACATCGTTTCTCTAAATCAGACATGACTAACTTTCCATCATCTGATTCAAAAATATTTTTATAGCTAATCTTTAATTGTTTTAATTGATCCATGTATTATTCCCCTGATACTAATTGTTTTGCTTCCTCTGGCAATGCTTTTGCCAATGGTGCTACTTGTCCTCCTGCTTGTGCTATTTGTTGCATCTGTTGCATTTGCATAGCTTGTTCTTGTTGTTGTTGTTTCTGTTGTCTTTCAGAATTAACTTGTGCTTGTGGTTTTAAAACTTTTTGTGGCACACCCACAATATCTAATAAATGTTTCACTAGTTTATCAAAATTAATATAATCAAATACAGGAGCAACATTCGCAAGTGATCCCATAATTTCTATACCACGCATAATAGATTGTAGCTCTGAAGATTTCTGAGCTTTGGCAAGTGGTGATACATATTCAATCTCAATATCTTTTCCTGCTAAAAATTCTGGTGCAGGTAAGAATATATTTTTTCTAATCATAATCGCAAACACTCTATCAATGAGAGGTTTTAATAATTCTGATTGAAGTCTACCAAGCACAGGACCTAGTAATCTCATTTTCTCTTCGTTCCTTTGGATGACCTCTGTTGCTGTCATTTGAGGACCTTGTTGCATCATCAGTTGGTTTACATAGAACGCATTACGAATAGAGTTTCTTCTTTGCTCTTCCATGTTTAATCCTAATGGATTGTTTGCACCAATGTTGAGTGGTTCAATTCTATCTCTTGTTCCAGATCTATAAAAGTTCAGTCCACCAGGAACAGTTCGTACAGGTAAAATAAATCCATCATCAGGAACTAGGAGTGGTGGATCAACTTGTTTTTGAGCTGCTTTAATGGTTGTCTTAGACATTTCATTTAACATCTTCACATCAGGTAAAGCAGTCATCGCTGGAGATCTTCCATAAATTTCGTGAGATGCTTTTAAGTAACGAGGTACTACAAAAGGAAACTCTTTGAATCCTGACATAGATAATTCATTGCCTGTGCCAGCTTCAATATAACAAGAAGCAAAAGGCATATTCGCTTTGTCTTGTTTCTTAGGATCAAAATCAGTTCTTGGATATACGACATGAAGTATCTCTACTTCTTCGTATGGATCTTTTCTGGCAGTAGTTACAATATTGTCTGACGCATCTTGTCCAAACTTTTGTAATGCTGCTCTTGCAGATATTTTAAATTTTCTAAATACAGTATCTATTCTACCTTTATCATTTTCTGAAATGTAAATTTCATTAATGTGTCTAGTAGAGAATTTAACAATATCTTCTTCATCCTCTTCAATAAACATTGCGGCTGTGCCAAAGGTAATGAGGTCGTGGTATAGTTCAAAAATTTCTTGTTGGAAGTTAGAACGATTAAATGCGGCATACATACTTTCTGTTGCAGACTCTAGCCATTCTTTTGCCTCATCTTCATTTTCCATTCCATCTTCTTTGAATCGTAAAGAGAACCAAGGGGTGGATGGGTTCGTCAGCATACCATGAAGTGATGCTGCTAATAATTCTAAAGATTGCATAGGAGAAGAATCAAAAATTAATTCTGTTCTTTTGTCTCCCTTAGATCTGGTTTTAGTTACATCTGCTTTTCTTGGCATCATGTAGTCTGCTACTTCTTGCCAATGTGATTCCCAGTTTTGACGCTGAGCTTTCAGACGATCAAATCGTTTTAATAAACTTTTGCTTAGTTCTGTTTTTGCCATTATCCGCCTAATAAACTTTTAGTGCCTAGTGTAACACTTTGATCTACACCCTCTGATGAAGTTAATATCGTAGCTGATCTTCCTTTTCTTTTTATTTTTCTTGACATAGCTCCCATACCATCTGCGGCTGTAGCTTCACTTTGCGAAACCTCTGCAGTAGTTGGACTAACTGGTTGTGGTGTA